TACCTTATTCTATGGAAGCATTCATGGACTTTCGTGTTAATGCGATGCAGTTGACGGGACCTGAGATTGAAGCTATAAACACGGGTAAGGAAATTGAATCTCCCGGAGAACAACGCGAGTTTCAGGAAAAGTTAAAACGGTTGAAATTAAATGTCGATACAAAGTAAATGCTTGCCATCACAAACACTATGACCGTATTCGCCGCCGAGAAGAAGAACAAGGGGTTCAAGAAGTTGAGTAAGAAAATCCAGAAGGAACGCGACGCTGACGTGGATAAGATCAAAGAGAAGGTCTCTGATATTTTCCGTGATGAACAGCAACGTTTGAAGGGATACTTTGATGAGCACAATAAGTTGATCAAAAAGGATGATAAGCCCAAAAAAAGTGGGAAAAAGTCTATCGACTTTTACGAAAAGTAAACCATAGGGTACAAAAAACAAAAAACATTGCCAGGGGTGGATTATCCCCACACTTCTCAGCCAGTAGAGCGCATACTACACTGTACTGGACGAGCCTTATTTCTTGTTGCGTTTTGACCATCGACCGTTTCATGGACCCCCTAGACTTTTGAAGACCTGTGACAGCTGTACTTATTTTACCTATCGTCCCGGGAATCTCTGTGGTCTTCATGAATATGTCACCAACATCTACAGATTCTATGATTTGTTGTTGGATCAGGGGTTCCAAATATATGAAATAGTTAAAATCTGGATCAAGTTTCAGACATATACCCTCGATCGTGGAGAAGGCTTTTGCGAGGTACACGAAACTACTCGGTACGACGAATGGTTTTTCCATTGCGAGTTGTGTTGCGAGATCATCATTCACGATTCCAGAACCATCTAGAGTCTCTAGGTACTCTAAAATAGTTTCGAAAAATAGTTCAATATCAGAAACATCCGAAGATGTTGGAACGATAACACCCAACTTGACTAGAGTATCTACTACACCAGCAGTATCTCGTGTGACGATAAATCCGAAAAGTTTTGTGAATCCGTCTCTCAATTCTTCAGAGAGTGGCACGAGTAGACCAAAGTCATAAAATACAAGTTTTCCTTTAGAGGAAAAGCCTAAGTTACCTGGGTGTGGATCAGCGTGGAAAAGACCATTATCCATGGTTTGAATGACATATGCGTTTATAAGAGCTTCACATATCTTCTTCTTGTTCACTTTGGGATCAGTAATTTCTGTCAGTTTGGTCGACGCGACATATTCCATCACAATCATTTCATCGTTTGAATACTTTTTATACACTTTTGGAACCTTTACCCAATCGACATCTTTCATACTTTTTCGAAACTTTATGGCGTTATTAACCTCCTGTTTGTAATCCGCCTCTCCTAAAAGATACTCTATAGACTCATCGAGGACTGAACCCGAACTATTTCCGGTGTCAATACCTATGCGCTCGAGGAAGTGTACAATGTCGCGTATGTTATCGGTATCTTCTTTCATAATACCCAGAATTCCTGGCCGTTTTAATTTTACAACAACTTTTTGACCGTTTTGAAGTACGGCCATGTGGACTTGACCGATACTCGCGGATTTAAATGGTACAGGGTCAAATTCTTTAAAAATATCATAATCTACATTGATATCGAATTCCACGGGAGGGACTTCATCTTGTAATGATTCCAACTCTTTTGTGAATTCTGGTGGATATAGATCCCCTCTCGTCGAAGCGATTTGACCTAATTTTACAAATGTTGGTCCAAGATCAAGGAGTTCCTCTTTCGTCCATCGACCAAGCTCTGATTTATTTTGTACAGTGGTATTTTTCCATAAAAACTTACCAGCAAACTTCCATGTTTTCAACCTTCTACTAGGAACTTTGATTGGTACATGTTGAGCGACACATAACATTCTACTTTCTGTAAAGGTTTTTATTTCTCGACTTATATAAATGAAGATTTCTAACCTCTTTGGATCAGTCACACATCCAATTGAAAAATTCATCCAACCCCCCTCGTTGGTTTTTTCACTCATCGTACTTTACCAAGGTTTATTCTCTGGTAATGCGGTTATGATCCCACAACGCTTAAAAGTTCTATTCGGTAATAAATTCTTTCGTTTGTTCTCCCTATTTCTAATCACTTTAACATCATCTAGAGATGTTGAATACGCACTTTTATCTACGGTGATTTTCGTCACATTTATTTACGCGTTAAAAACTCCTGAGGAGCGTGAGAAGACTGGACTGATTTAATTTATCCACTACAAGTAGAATGAAGATTCATATTATAGGTGCAGGTCCAAGTGGTATGTCATTAGCTTGGGAATTTCTCAGAGCAGGAAATGATGACATAACAATCTATGATAGGAAACTATCTGCTGGTGGATCATGGTGGGAACCAGAAATAGAGACAAGGGATCTTCACGCACACAGGATCGTATTCGATCGCGCTTTTATCAATACACAATCACTTTTCAAAGAGATGAATATTTCATGGAATGATATCTTTCAACCCGTGAATAAAAAGAAGTATCTCGATACCGCTTTTAAATCTCTAAGTTTTGGAGATTACAGAACCCTGATTTCACTGTTTACGCGTGTACTCACACAATCAGATAAATACAAAGGAATATCTCTCGTAGATGCGATTGGATCTCTCAGTGAGAAAGGTCGAGCGTACATAGAACACTTACCATTGATAATGGATGGTGTCACATGGGATGTCATGTCCGCCTACGAATTTGTAAAAAATATAGATCATACATCACTTTCGAACATGTATACACAAAGAGTCTCTGGTAAAGTAATGTGTGATGCCATGGAAAAGTGTTTACTAGATAATGGTGTTAACTTTATTTTTGGAACTGAAGTAACTTCCATAGAGTATCGAAGTGATGGGTATTCTGCTAAGTTTGATACCGATCAAATTATAAACGATGGCATGTTATTCTTATGTGTAGATAACAGTCCAGCTCTAAAACTCTTGGGTGATAACTGGGGTCCGGATGCAGAGAAAAAGTTGCGGGGAAGTACATACGGTGCCATAAATGTTCTTCTCGATTACGACAAGAAACCAGTGTTGAAAACTGATATAGAAATAGCAACGCAAACCAAATGGAACTTACAACCTAAAGTTCTTTCAGATGGAAAAACAGTCTCATGTGTTATATGTAACTTGACTGAAGAGATTCTGAGTTCTAGCCCCGAAGTCATAAAGGGGGAAGTTCTCAAACAACTTGGACTACCCCAACCAAATACCATACGAATTGGGTGGGGTGCGGAATGGGAAGATGACAAGTGGACATTTTCACAATCATCGGGTGTTCTCAGTCTCCACGGTCAACTCCCATTTTTTGGAAATTGTTCAAAAGTTGCCATGTGTGGTATGATGTCCCCTAGAAATACACCCTATTCGAGTATCGAATCAGCCGTTGAAGTATCGAGGTCTCTGAGTCATCAAGTATTCGGTACTAGAAAGCCACTCAAACCCCTTCTCGTTTCCCATGTTTTGTTGTACACTTTTGCAATACTTATAGTTTTAACGTTAGTTTATTTTAAGAAGAAATGAAATTTCTAGGAAAAGTGCATGAACCTATTTATGAGTTCAACGACAAAAAGTATATTCGTTTTATAATTCCATCTAAGTGTTCAGAAATTATAGAGCGAATGCATATAAATAAATGGCGTTTTCTATCAAACCCAAATATTGACAACCCGTTGGATGGCAACATCTTGACAGTAAAAGTTCCATTTCGGTACCGAAGAGTCATGTGTAACGTTCAAGGAAAACCTATTCAATCTCTCGTCAAAGATGACCAGGCCGAAATTGAAATAGAGTTCAAGGGTGCATGGAATGTTGGTAATTATTCGGGTTTATCTTGGGTACTATCTTCCTCAATCTTCTCGAGTCCCTGAGTAGGATCTAGGGGTAATTCAATCGTGTTCACACCACCCTTTTTCAGGTTAGAAAAGGTTTGAAGCATTCCTTGGAGACGAAAAACTTCTTGAGTCATTTGTTCGATATTTTCTTGAAGTCGCTTAATATTATCATCAATGTCAAGAGTGGGCATCGTGTACTTATTTAAAGTTTCGCATCTTTAAATAAGTATGCTCTCCAGAACAGGATACATCGTGAATACGGGTCCAATTCAGGAAATTAAAAAGGAACTTACCGTAAGACCTATAGTAAATGGGGATTACGGATTCCCTCCACCACCTTTCAAAGTTTTCAGACCGGCTAAGAATGGAGTCTGCGTTCCAAGATTCTACGGAACTTCTAAACTTGGAGAACCACGTGAAGACAAAAGACCAGAACCTACCCGGATCAATACCAAATTTGTCGGACAGCTTAGGGATACTACACACCAAAATGATGCCCTCAGAGCAGCAATTAAAGCAGGGCATGGTGTGCTTTCTCTACCATGTGGGTATGGCAAAACGACGGTATCCTTGGCCATAGCGTGTAAGTTGGGGTACAGGACCATGATTGTCGTACACAAACAATTCTTAGCAGATCAATGGCGAGAAAGGATTCAACAGTTTTGTCCGGGTGCTACGATTGGTGTAGTACAGCAAGATAAGAAGGAAGTCAATTGTGACTTTGTCATCGCTATGCTCCAGTCACTATCACTCAAAGAATATTCATTTTCAGATTTTGATAGTGTAGGAACTCTCATAGTAGATGAGGCGCATCACATTTGTGCCAAGGTATTTAGTCAGAGTTTGTTTAAAATGTGTCCCAAGCACATCTTTGGACTCTCAGCGACACCCGAACGAAAAGATGGTCTCACTAAAGTGCTTCATTGGTTTATGGGTCCAACATTCTTTGCGGTTGAAAGAAAGAATCAAGAACAAGTTGAAGTGTTTCAGGTTACGTTCGATTCACCGAATTATAGAAACCCTCCACCATCTATGAGAAATGGAAAGATTTCAATGCCAAATATGATTACATATTTAGTTGAAGATCGTCAAAGAAATAAGATGTTGGTGGAGTTGGTGAAAAAGGCTTCAGCGGGGACTCGACAACTTTTAGTTCTCAGTGATCGTCGGTTTCATTGTGAATTCCTTCACCAATGTTTCCCTAAAACTTCAGGACTCTATATGGGTGGTATGAAAGAAGCCGCTCTCCAGGAATCTTCAAAAAAGAAGATCATATTCGCAACATTCAGCCAAGCCCATGAGGGTCTCGATATTCCAACTCTTGATACAGTTATCTTAGCCAGTCCCAAGTCTGATATCACTCAAAGTATTGGAAGAATTATGAGAGAAACAAAGGGAAAGAAGAATGATCCTCATATTTATGACGTACATGACCCTTGGTCGATCTTCACAGCGATGTATTACAAGCGAATGAAAGTGTACCGACAAGGTGGATTCAATATCCGTGGAAAGATTGTGGAAGAAAAGAAGAGTGACTTCCCTCAGGGAAAGTGTCTGTTTTTATAATCTGAACATCTATTAAATGTCGGGTGCATTAATACAATTGGTATCCAAGGGAATGCAAGATGTCTATCTAACTAGTGACGATGGACACTCTTTTTTCCGTATGAAGTTTACGAGGCATACAAACTTTTCTCAAGCACCCAAATACATTAAAAATATTTCTGATAAAGATGTGTCTATTAAAATTCCTGTTTTGGGTGATGTCATCAATGGATTGTGGTTAGAATCGAGTTCTCTGAACTCGAATGCTAATATCGCATCCAATCTATTTTTTAATTCTACATTAGACCTCTTTATAGGCGGTCAAAAAGTTGATTCACAACCATATGATTATTTCGGTGATATATGGCCAAACTACTTAGCTGATACATGGAATAAATCTCAAGAACTTAACAATAAAACTTCGACATCTAACTATACATTCATTCCACTTCATTTCTTTTTCTGTGATCATAAAGCATTTTTACCTCTCATAGCATTACAACATCACGAAGTCGAAATACGAATTAATTTTGACGAAGCAAATTTAGCTACTATAGGAGCTGATGAAAAGACTGCTAAGATATATGGAAATTATGTGTATTTAGATAAGGAAGAGAGGGAATCTTTGATTAGTCGATCATTGGATTTTGTAATAACACAAGTTCAGAAAATAGAGTTTCCCCTCACGACTACTATTGATAACACATTGGCCAGTAATGAAAATGTGTGTGACATATCTTCATTCAATCACCCAGTTAAATCGTTATTCTTTGGTTTTGGTGCAAACAGTGGTGATTTTGCAAACGATCGTTTCACATTTAAGAATGCTGATTTACAAATAAACGGGATACCTTTACTCGAACAGATGAGTCCCATGTACTTTCACACTATTCAGAATTATTTCAAATCATCATTTGGAACTTCTGAATTTATCGCAGAGAGTCAAGTGTTAATGTATACTCGATTTTTCGCGTACCACTTTTGTATGAACGCATCAGACTATAATCCATCTGGTTCTTGTAATTTCAGCCGACTTGATAACGCTAAATTGACAATCAGAGGCGCTGAAAAGGGTTTGAATAGACCAGCTAACCAGACACTATTTGTGTACGCTGTAAATTATAACGTGTTGAGAATCAAGGACGGTTTGGCAGGAATTTTATTCGGTAGTTAATGTATAGATGGGTAGAACTGTTCGTTTCGATCAGATTTTTGTGTCGAATATGGACGCTGATCCCACAGAGCAGGATATTCTCACCACAGTACGGAGTATTATTACGAGTGAGATTGAAGCGGATGAAATTGTAGTTGATCGTATCGGTATTGCTAACACAGTTCCGACAAAGAGTTTCTCTATCGGTGCAGATCTCTTTATGCAAAGTGGTCAAGAGGTCATTTTGGATGTCTCCAAAACTGTCAAGACTGCGCGCATGAATGTAACTGATAAGATTGGTGTGAAGACTGAAAATCCAGTCAACGATTTCCAAGTTGGTGATAACCAGGAATTCTTTATCAGTTTAGATAATCGTGATTTAGTCACTGTAAATGGTAACATTTTTACGTCTAATTTAGCATTTACAAATGATCTTGAACTCGTTAATAAGTTTAAGGTGAGTAATAGCGTTTCAAATGTTCTCGAAGTTACCGGTAATACATTCACAACTAATGTGGGTGTGGGAAAATGTCTGACTGTTGGTAACGAACTCGACCCAGCTATAGATTCCAATGTGGCCGTATTTGAAAATGGTAACGTTATTGTCAGGAATGGTGTGCTTCGGATTTTTGGAAACACTGAAATGGTTGGTAACTTATCCATCACAGAAATTCCAGATTATTTGGAAGTAAACAGTCTTGTCATATCAAACGCTGTCATTCAAATGGCTACAGATCCTACGAATACTGGTGCATTTTCGGGGAATGATGGAAATTATGATATGGCCACGTTGATGGTTCAAAAGGCTGGAGATGCTAACGTGTTTTTTGGATACACACAAAGTGACGACACAATGAAACTGGGTCGCACATTCGGTGGACCTCTCACTCAAAACTTTACGATGGATCCGGCGACTACGACGAATCTTCAAATTTTTGGAGAATTATACACACAGAATAATGTGGGTATAGCCAACACGTCACCAAATTACAGTCTTTCCATAGGTTCAAATGTATACGTGAATGATACTGCGACATCATCTGCGAATGTTTTACATGCCAATGGGTATGGATTTTTTAAGGGTATGCGAATAGGAGATGACGGACTCACTGTGGGTAGTCTCATTACACTGGATGCGGATGCGGCGATACCGATGGTGGTGACATCCACTATTCAAGCCCATAGTATTCAAACAACTGGTAACACACCGACGGGTATAGCCAATACAAATCCAACTGATACATTCTCAGTTGGTAACAAATTGTTCATAAACACAGCTTCCACCGCCGCGAATACATTAACAATTCTAGGTAATACAGTTACAAATCGTCTCATCACACAATCTATTCGTGTTCAGGATTTCATTGAGGTTGAAGGTGATTCAGGAATCACATCTACCGCGAACGTGCTCGTTCACGCCGACACAGATGATGGTGACTCCGTTTCAAATGCAGTAGTACTCAAAGCTGGACCACTCACATCAAACATAAGTGCGATTGAGATATATGGCGCTAAAACTTCAGCCAGTGCTCAAAATATCCGATTCTTCACCAAAAATACTGAGAGAGTACGCGTAGCATCCAATGGATATGTTGGTATTTCTAATA